CCCGGTCGGGTATCAGAAACTGCAGGATACTTATGATCCGGATTTCTTTCGGATGGCTGTGTGTACGGATGCATTGGAGTTTGATGTGACAGCCCAGAAAGCTGCCGAGATGAAGCTGACCTTCAATTGCAAACCACAGCGGTGGAGCGTGGACGGGCAGAGGGCGATCCGGCTGGATGGCAGGTCGACCCTAAAGAATCCCTTTGCATTTCCAGCACAGCCTATCTTCAAGGTCTACGGAGATTCTGGTGGTGAGCTGTATGTGGGTGAGGAGAAGATCATCATCCACAGCATCAAAGATTATGTGCTTCTCAACTGTGAGACGCACAATGCCTATAATGCCGTTGGGTTCTGCAACGAGACCATCCTTTCAGAGGACTTCCCGGAGCTGCCGGAAGGAAAGACCACGATCACATGGACGGGTGGTATCACGGCGGTGGAGGTAACTCCTCGCTGGTGGACACTGTGACAGGAGGTGAGGCCGGTGATTCCATGTTTATATGATTCCAGGGAAATGAAATTTGACCATAACGGCATCGGAAAGCTGGCAGATGCACAGTCCTGTACCGTAACGGAAAAGAGAAACGGAAGCTATGAGCTGAAGCTCATCTGCCCGGCGGACGGTATCCACGCAGAGATGCTGGAGGAAGGAAATATCATCCTTGCAAAACCATCCGATACCATGCAGAGCCAGCCGTTTCGTATTTACAAGATCACGACTCCAATCGATGGAAAGCTGGAAGTGTTGGCACGGCACATTTCCTACCAGCTGAATTTCATCACCGTGTCACCGTTTACCACAGGTGGATGTGCGGGTGCGATGAATGGCTTGAAAAAGCATGCTTCTTCGGACTGCCCGTTCTCTGTCTGGACGGATATGGAGTCCAAAGCAGCCTTTGCCGTGTCGGTGCCGGCATCTTTTCGGAACTGTCTGGGTGGCATGGAAGGGTCGATGCTGGATACTTTTGGCGGTGAATTTGAGTGGGACCGGTATACCGTGAAGCTTCATAAGGCGAGAGGCGCCGACCATAACGTCCATATCATCTATGGCAAGAACCTGACGGATTTCAAGATGGAAAAATCCATCGAGAACACCATCACGGGAGTGCATCCATACTGGGTGGATAATGAGACAAAGGCGGTCATGGAGCTGCCGGAGAAGGTAGTGCTGCAAAGCAGCCGGTCGATTCCGTATCAGAAGATCACGGTGCTGGACTGCACTGGTAATTTTCAGGAAAAACCGACCGAGGCAGCACTTAGGAAATACGCTCAGAACTATATCGATACGACCAGCCTGACGAAGCCGGAGATTGATATCCAGATAGACTTTTTACAGCTCTGGAACACACCGGGGTATGAGGACATCGTGGAAGCGGAGCAGGTTTCCCTCTGCGATACGGTTCATGTGTTTATCTCGAAGCTTGGTATCGAGGTCAGCTCCAAGGTGACGGAAACGGAATACGACTGCCTGTTGGAACGGTATAACAGCATTACGCTGTCGAACTCGACCGTAAGCAGCCGGAACTCTTCGCTTACAGGATCACTGAACAGCATCCGAAATACAGCAGCCGTTGCCTATGACACGGCAGTCCGAGTGGAGACAGCAGTCGGGGAGCAGGTTGGCGGGATCACGGCTTCCATTATTTATGATGGTGCCTTGTTTGCCGCTTTGTTTGGTCTGCACTACAAAAATGAGACGGATGCAAAGGGAAATACGACCCGGTATGCCTTTAATGCAGATACACTCAAAAAGTCTACACTGGCATGGAAGAACAGTTCTGCCGGATTTTTCATTTCAACAGATGGCGGCCAGACATGGAGCTATGGCTGGGAGAATGATGATACTGCAGTAAAAACGGCAATTCTGCTGGAGCAGACCCTCAAAGAACTGGATGAGCGCTATAAGAAGGCAGCGGAACTTTCAGAGGAACTGCTGGAAAAGCTGGATGAACGGTACCAGACTGCAACGGCAATTTCAGCGGAGCTACAGAAGGCACTCGATACCCGTTATGAGACAGCAAAAAAATTGTCGGATGAACTGTCCGAGGAACTGGACAGACGGTATGGAACGGCCGCAGCTCTTTCGGAAGCACTGCAAAAAGACCTGGACGAGAGATACAGTGTGGCAAAGAAACTGTCGGAGGATGTCGAAAAAGAACTGGATGGAAAATACCAGTCCAGTATCCCGGTGTCGGAAACTACGCCGGAAGCTCCGAAAGAGAATGTTCTCTGGGTCGATAAGAAGAATCTGCGGCTGAAGCTGTGGGATGGGGAACAGTGGCAGACAGTTGGATATAAACCGGAAGAACCTGATCCAGATCCAACGGAACCGACCACACCGACCGAGCCTGAAACCCCGGATATCGAAAAGCCGGGTGGTGAAGATAAGGATACGGAAAACAAAGAGGAAACAGATAACAAGGAGACGGATCAGGAAGGAGGGAGTTCGTAATGGTCACAGGCATTTATCAGGAAGTGGAATTGTCGCTGACGGAGAATCTGATCCCGGTGACGGTTCCGGTCAAGCAGTATGACAACAAGGCGAGAAAAGTTCGCTGTGTTTTGTATAACAACTCTGTGGAATATACCGTGCCGCAGAATTGTATTGTAGCCTGTTCCGGTACCCGGCCGGACGGTACGATCTTCCACTACACGAGTGAAACTGCGCCAGACCTTGTATTCGTTGAGAAGGGGGCAGTCCTCTTTACGATCACGACCTTCATGACGGCGCAGGCCGGACGTTTTCCGCTGGATGTTGTTATGCTCAGCACAGAAGGTGATGTCCTTGGCTCATTCTCTCTTACGTTAAAGGTGGAGAGGGCGGCCATCAATAACGGCAAGATCGCCACTTACACATTTGCAGCATTCCTGAAAGCTGTTCGGGATGGCATCCGAAATCTGTTTATAGACAAGGCAGGCTGCTTTGGCTTTGAGTCGGATGACGGCCTTGGGCTGAGTGATAAGTCGGAGTCCAGTTCCGTAGAAAAGCTGTGCCGTGAAATCGTGGAAGGATCGATTACGGAGGATGGCTATTTTGCATTTGAAACAAAATGCGACCTTGGGCTGATATTCACAACCGATGAAGAAGGACATCTGGTCGTGGAATATGGCGAGGATGATGTGTCAGTGTAAGGCTGACAGAAAGGGGTAATATGGCAAAATACACAGGCCGCCGGATCGTTCCCAAACATGCAGGCGAATGGGACATCCGGAAAGAATATGAAGAGCTGCAGATCGTACTGGATGCAGACAGCGGCAATAGTTTTATCTCCAATCTTCCAGTGCCGAAAGGAACGGCTCTGAGTGATGAGAAGTATTGGAGCCTGTTCAGCCTGCATAGTGAGCAGATCGCAGAGGCAGAGGAGCATCTGACCCAGACGGCCGAAGATATCCGCTCAGAGCTTTCGGAAACAGAAAACCGGATCAACAAAAATGTATCCGACACGGAAGGCCGTATCAATGAAAGTCTCTCCAGCACAGAAAGTAAGGTAAACACCAGCCTGTCCGAGACAGAAAATCGTGTGACTGCGCGTGTGGAGAATGCAAAATCGGATCTGACTGCAAAAGTCGCTGCGGCAGAGCAGCAGATGAACCAGAACGCCCAGAATGTCGCACAGACAAACAAGGCTCTGAATGCCCGGATGGACCAGATTGCAAAAGGGAGAACCTCTGACACAGAAGTCCTTGATGCAAGAGTGGATTCGGAGGGGAATACCTTTGACAACCTTGGAGCAGCGATCCGTTCCATCTATCCGAAAGTAAAAGAAGGGCTGGATGCACTGCAGGAATCCAAGGTGGATGCAAACTATGATGTGACCGGCGAACTGACAGAAGGCATTACAGTCAACACGATCAATGGAGAAACGCAGAAGTTTGAGCATGTCCAGACGACAGCACTGATCTCGGTAGATACCGCCTGCCAGAAGGTCTACTATACCGGGCAGGTGTTCAACTGGATCGGAGTTGCAGGCTATGATGCCAATGGCACGTTTGTGGCATCCATTCTGGATTCCAGGGACACAGAACAGCCGCAGGAGTACAAAGAAAAGGAATTGGAGATCCCGGAAGGGGTATTCCAGATCCGGGCAAGCTCCTATGCGAAGGACCTGAACCTGAAGGTCTGCGGAGAGTCTGCAAAGCTGTGGAATCAGGTTCAGAGGGAGCGACGGAATCAGAAAAAGATGGCAGTCGAGATCGAAGCACTGCGAAGTGCGGATGATGCGCTGGCAAAGGAAACGATGACCAGTTTGAACCTGCCCTTTTTATATCCCGGTGTCAGCAATATCTGGGAAGGCAGCAGCCCGGTACTCCAGACCTACTATGTGCCGCTGACTGTTCTGCAAAGCTCGTTTGTACAGGAAATCCAGTTCACACTCCGAACCATTGGGGAGACGACCCTGACTGCCATGCTTGAATCGGAAGAAGGCGAGGTGTTCCGCCAGACGGTAGAACTGGTGAAGGGAGACAACAAGATTGTCCTGCTCCTGCACCGATTTATAGATGAAGGAGCATACAGACTGCGTGTGCACAGCACAGACAAGGTTCTCTATTATCCGGTGCGTCCGAGTACCGGAAAAGAAATCCGCAACGATTTCTTCAGCAATGAACCGTCCGGGAATGTGGAGTATGATTACAAAAACCGCCTGATCGTCTTTATGGGTAAGATCCTGATTGGCACAGGTAAGGTGGATACGACGCTATCCTATTCCGGCATGGCTGCGGATGCCGCCATTGTAGGACAGGCTTTCAAGGATGAGCGGGAATACACGGAGACCCTGGCATCCGGCAAGCTGGATGCAGTCCATAGCCGGAACCTGCTCGACCCTTCTAGGTACCGTCCGGGATGGTTTGCTTTTGTACACTCGTCCATCATTCAGTATCATGCAGACAATCTCCGATATGGCTCTACGGATTATATCCCGGTCAGCGAGAAAGGCCTTGTGACCAAAGGTTCCGGCACGAACGGTGTAACCAGTCAGGTCGTGTTTGACAAAGCGAAGAAGGCGCTCCGTTATGTAGATGCCAATGACCAGTACACCTATCAGGAAGGCGATGCCTATGTGATGTTCTTCTATATGGCATCTTCTGGAGAGAAGCTCTGCATTGTTGAGGGAACGGAGTATGTATATGAAGCATACACGGATTATAAGCCGCTGGATGATCTGAAACAGGAACTGAACTCCCTGCAGACGGAGGCGGATAACCAGAAAAAGCAGCTGACAAATTTGACTGCCCGGCTGGATCAGCTGGTGGCCGTGCCGGAAAAGAAAGACCTTCGCCTTGTCCCGGCGGCTCCGGTGTATACGGTCTGCAATAACCTTTCGACCGCCAGAAACTATCATGTTTCAGTCTGGGTGGACCATCTGATCGCTGAGACTGGATGGAAGGATAGAGATGCTGGTTTTGGCGCGGAGATGGAGGAGAGCTTTGACCTGTACTCACCGTTTACCAATACGGCAGTCAACAGCGGGGAGGATGTTCTGGAACAGACGGTAGAGAAATCGTTTGTGTCAGATGTCTATAAGACGCAGAAACTCAAATTCAAGCATCGCAGCACCCTCGCCAGCATGGGCAAGACCCAGTTCCCGAAGATCCTTGTCATCGGTGACAGTGTGACGGACGGTTATCTGGCCGGTGTTGGTAAAACAGATGCGGATCTTCCGATCCATTATTGGTCGTGGGTGCGTTACCTGTTTGACCTGGACCGCAAAGACGCGAAAGCGGCAGAAACCGAATACCGCTGTCTGATGGTCGGCATGCCGGGAACAGTGAATGGCAAGCATTACGGTTCCTCTTCCTCGTACAAGCTGGATGGAAAGACGGTTGTGAACTATGCGATGGGAAAGGGCGGCTGGAGTGCAGAAGATCTGAACCTTGCAACTTTTGAGAGCGCATCCAATATTAACCCGTTCTACGATGAAAAGACGAAGGGCTTCTCACTGAAGGCTTGTCTGGATAAGTACAGGACACTGGCGGATAACGGCATGACCCGCCTGATTCCGGGAGAAACTGCCGGTACCGAAGTAAAAGATGCCAACGCTTATGACCTGTGTACGCCGACCCATGTGGTGATCAACCTGAACCACAACAGTTCCCTTGCAGAGTACAAAGCTAATATCCCGGATGTCGTGAAAACGATCAAGCGTGAGTATCCGGATATCATCGTGATCCTCATGTCCATTGATGAGACCGGCACTTACTTCCCGGCAAAATACCCAGAGTACCGGGCTTCTGAGATCACGCTGGGAGGACTTCACAGCAAGAATGTGAGCATCTACCAGTATTTCTGTGATGAACTGCAGGATGAAGCAAACGGTGTCTATGTATGCAGCGGTCATCTGATCCAGCCGGCTGTGGAGAGTTATCCTACACTGGATTATGTATCTGCGGATTCGGTTGGCAGACAGAGTGGCAGGGTACTGCACATGGCATATGGCCGAGGCCAGTACGGAGGTCCCAACTGGCATCCGAATAACTATGCACACTGCGCATGGGGCTATCAGCTGTATGCGCTGGTCAAGTATACACTGGCACTACAGGATATGAAGTGATGCCGGGAATATCCCGGAGAAAGGAAAAGCTATGATGAACTGTAATAATTGTCTGAAAATTCGGGGGGGGGGTATCG